TAAGGAACTCTAGTCAATCCAGATGAATCTGATGTTCCTGTCAATTTGATATATGGAAACGCACCAATTCCTGTCTCACCCATAATTCCTGTCACACCCTGATTACCCGGTGACCCTGGATCTCCAGCCATACCAGCAACACCAGTTGCTCCAGCTATTCCAGTAGTCCCTAATCCTGTTACTCCCTGTATTCCCTGAACTCCTGTAGCACCTAAACCAGTTGCTCCTAGAACTCCCTGAATTCCAGTAGCACCTGCTGGTCCTTGAAGTCCAGTTGCTCCTTGTAGACCAGTAGAACCATAGTTGAGACCAGTCAAACCGTGAAAACCAGTGATGCCTTGTAGACCAGTAATCCCTTGAAGACCAGTGATGCCTTGAAGTCCTTGAACTCCTTGAGCACCAGTTAATCCAGCAGGACCGATGACACCAGTTTGACCTTGAATTCCAGTAGCACCTGCTGGTCCTTGAAGTCCTGTTGCACCTAGACCAGTTGCTCCTGCTACACCAGTTTGACCGTATGGTCCTTGAATACCAGTAGGTCCCTGAATTCCAGTTACACCAATATTAGCAGTCTCTATGTCCCAAGATGTAGTTGCTGCTACATAGACATAGTTTACTCCTGCTGCAGAAGTATAGTGTTGTCCATCAACTGGTGATATAGGAAATGCCATTAAACTACCCTATGCCCTGAAAACCAAGTTAAAAGAGATGTTGCAGCTCCACCACATGTAACACCAACAGTTTTAGCTCCACCTAAAATTAACAAACTAGCATAAGCTGTGTCATTTATGTCTAGATCTGTTACGACATTTACAGAGTAACTATGTTGATCAACAATGAATTTTACATATGAACTTATTGTTCTATTGCTTGTTTCTAACATCAAATATCCATAATGATCAGCACTCAAACCATTAACAAGCAACATTACATTAAAAGAGTACTTACCTGTTGCTGGTGCTGTGAATTTTGATGTTACTGTTGAAAAACAAGAATTTTCATCAAATAGTTCAGAATCAAAAACTATTGTTGCTGAAGATCCATCTCCTGTAAAATTAGATTGATTTGAACTTGGATATGCTAAAAAAGCACAACTATTGTTTATTCCTGCAACACCTGTTGCACCTTTTACTCCTGTGTCTCCTTGTCTACCTATTCCTGTTACACCTTGTAATCCAAGTTCACCATTCAAACCAGTGTATCCTCTGAATCCTTGAACACCAGTTTCACCTTTAACACCAGTAGTTCCAAGTCCAGTAATACCTTGTGATCCTGTAGGTCCTCTTAAACCAGTTGCTCCTTGAACTCCTGTTTGTCCTTGTACTCCAGTATTACCAACAAGACCAGTTGTTCCTAAACCAGTATAACCTTGTGCTCCTGTTGCACCTTGAACACCTGTTTGTCCTTGATTACCTGGTGTTCCTTGAATTCCAGCCATACCAGCAACACCAGTTGTTCCTTGTTGGCCTAATCCTGTTTGTCCCTGTAAACCAGTAGCACCTTTAACTCCAGTTGCTCCTATAAGTCCAGTTGCTCCCTGAATTCCTTGAATTCCTGTGTTTCCTTGTTGACCTATTCCTCCGACACCTGTTGGTCCTCTTAATCCTGTTTCGCCTCGTAATCCAGTTTCACCTTGAGGAGCACCAGCAGGACCAGTAGGTCCTGCCAAACCAGTAGCACCATAACCAATACCAGTTTGACCTTGAAGTCCAGTAACGCCTAATCCTTGAATTCCAGTAGTTCCTTGCAATCCACCTGTTGATACTTGAACAAAATGTCCAATACCAGTAGTACCACAGTAAAGTGCTTCTTTTGATGGATCCCAAATTATACTAGGTGATGTAGTTACTGGTTCTGGTTGAATTACTTCATAAACACTTTGTGTTGTGCTACCCAAAAATCCTGCAGCTTCAATCCAGCCATCATTTCTTATTTTTACTTGCTGTATATGTGCAGGAGTCGAAATGTTGTCACCAAAAGTGAAACCACTTGGTGAAATAAAATGTAGAATTGGATTTACTGTGTCTAAGTCTTCAACCCATAGTTGTACATAACATGATGCACTTGAATCATCAGACATCAACATCATATTCAAATTATCATGTGCTCTAAATCTTTGTGAAGCACAATAATAATCAACTACAGTTGTTGCTTCAATAAGTAGTCTATCATTTCCAACAAGAGCAAGAGTATTATATGTTAAATTACTGTAACCTTGAATATGCCCTTGATAGACAGACTTTTCTAAGAAATTTATCACAGAAGGAGATGTTAAATCACTATCAACATTGTTTATAATAAGACCTGTTGTAGGTGCTGTCCAAATGCCACCAGCAGAATATGTGTACTCTATTTTATTTGTAAAAAGTCTAAGCAAGTTACTAGATGATGCTATTCCTATATATCCATCATCTTCAATAGTAAGACTTCCTCCCAAATCAAGTCTAGTTGTTGTAACTTTAAGTCTATCTGAGTCTGAGTCGTCTACATAAATAGAAGCTTTTTCTATACTTGATAGACAGAAACTTATCTTGGGATCATACTCACCAGCATTTGCTTGATTAATTGTAATAGTAGCATCAAGAGCACCTGACTCATAAACTTCAAACTGCGATAACCCTTTAATTGTGTTCTTATTAACTGTTACTGTGTTGCCATAGATTGCAAGTGGGTAGACATAAGCACCAGCATTATAAGTTTTAATTCTAAACCATGTTTCATGGGCACCAGAAGTATTGCTAACACATATAGTTTCTATAGATGAATAAACAACATTCGTTCCAACAGAGTTTTTTCCATAACTTACAAATGATGATAACAAGCTTCCCCAAGCAAGACCACCAGTAATATATGCTCCTATGTACACAGTGTTTGGATTCTGGATCCACAATGGGTATGTACATGATGTTGAATAAATCTCTAATCCATAATAACCACCAGCAGAATTTGTGTCTAATCTAACAGAATCTACAGATGTTATATGTAATTTGTTTGATAGACTTGAATCTGTGTAGATTGTAGTTTTAGAGACACCAGCAACTTTAAATGTAATTGTAGGTGAGATTGCTTTATCAAGAACTATATTCCCATTAACTAACAACTGTTGATTTGACAACCCAAGCAAGTCTGTATCTGCTACACATCCAATAGAAGCATAATTAGGGATTATCAAGTAACTTGAATTTAATGTAATCACTCCAACAGCAAGCCTAATCAACGCTGTACTTGACGGAATCCCAATATACCCTGAATCAGAAATGTACAAATTACCAGTAATCCATGTACTAGCAGTGATCTTGAGTTTATAACTGTCGTTCTCATCTGTGTAGATTCTTGCTTTTTCAACATTATCATGTAGAAACACAAACTCAGGGTTGTTAGCACCAGTAGCATCTATGTGAATACTTGCTGCTGTTCCTGATGCTCTAATTCTACCTGACACATCTACTAAATTGTTAGTAATAGAAATCAAGTCTATATCACTTGATAATCCTATATTCCCACCATCTACTCTCAAGTCTCCTGCTGTAGTCAAGTTCCCAATAGTAGCAGCATCACCAACGTTATCTACATAAACAACAGGGTTGAGCAACCCATCAGGTGAGACTAACTTCCAAGTTGCTCCCTGGTTCTCTATCAAGCTTAGAGCAATCACTCCTGCTACGTTAGTTTTGACTGGTTTTCCAGCGTCACCAACACCAGTAGAAGTAGTAATGTGCTCAGCTTTTAAGAAGTAGAGACTTGAGAGAGGAGAACCAGCAATAGAGATTGAGCCAGTGAAGTTTACGTCAGAAGAGACAACTTGAGCACCAGCAGTAGTACCTTTTAGTAGATACCTATTGTCGTTATACTTGAGGTTATCAACTAGATTTGCCTGTTGGAATGCCACTAGTGTTTCCCTCTAATGTGTCGAGTATGGCTAGAGTTAATGGTAGTCCTCTAGCCCTATGGTTATATGGCAAGACCTAATAACCAAACACGATACACTTGTGAGTTGCACCAGTAACTGCTGTAGTTACACCAAAATATCCATTGGTAGAAGTGTTGAACCTGACACCAGTAGACTGTGAACCACAGCAACAAGCACCATAGACATACTTGAGACCAACATCGATCTCTGTAGCTGTTGCATTATCACAATAGTAAGTCCCAAGAAGGACTCTCATACCACCAACAGCATCTTGTCTAGCTATAGTAAAAGTGTGAGCCATTTGTTCCTCCTAATAAAGCACCATTGGCATTGTCTTTGTGTTAGCTGTCATAGTTGGGATCTTCTCATGACAAGTCAACATAGCCAAAGCACCTTTAAGAGACATATACCTGAACTGTCTAATATTTCCTTCTGGATAAGCTCCTAGGATCCCACCCTCTGTTGCATTGATGAAGTCATGGTCTTGACCACCACTACCTCCACAAGCAATGAAGTCTAACCAGCACTTGAATCCATAGTAACTTGGCCATGTATAGACTCTGTTCCCATATATATCTGTTACTGCTTCTAAACCAGTAAACTTCTCATCATAAGGAGAATTCCAACCATGAAACCTATGCTCATATGAAAATGAGAAATCCGCACCTGTGAATATTATAGAACTTGCACCCAGAATAGCTCTAGCAAAATATAGACAAGCACCAAGAGCATTACCACCAACAGAGAAACTTGGAACCTTGGTAACATCAAAATGTTCCTCAATGTTCTTTTTAATTTCTTCATTTGCTGGTGGTGTAGTGAAAAATAGAATCTTCCCTTGCCACTTCTTTAGAAGTGATGGGTGTGCTGTGTTATGAGCAAGTAGAGTTCTGTTCTTTGAGCGTTCCCAATACCATTCTTCTGGATGTTTTTTAGCTCCACCTTCTATAGTTTCTGATATAGTAATCTCACCCGCATCAAGTGTGAGATAATAATCATCCTTCGTCATAATATTGTTATTCTCAAACAACCCAAAGTTATGGAGACAAGATACGACCCTTAAGTCGCTTCTACCTCCACCTTGCATCATCTCCATCTTGCCTGTGTCTAAATTCTGCTTGAACACAACTCTAGATGTCAAATCTAAACAGTTCTTCTTGATTGAAGGGCCTGAACCACAGATAATCACTGGCTTGAACGCTTCTTTCTTGAACTCAGACATACAAGACAATGCTGTAATATCATAGTTCTTAGCATTCTCAGTAGTCTGGTTGATCCAAGTGTCGTTCCATCTTGTATTTGTAACTGTATCTGAACGAACAGCTATCTTGTACAAATCGTCTTTAGATGCTGGAGGATCGATATTCTTCTGGTATTGAAGCAACATTGGAATAAGAGGAATCCCTTGATCTGTGATCAAAGTGATAGGGTTTCCGTCTACATCCTTAGTCGGGACAATAGCAGAGTGATCCTCTTTTACTTGAACTAAAATGTTGTTAGTGACTGTCTTTGGTCCTTCGTCCATAATTCACCTCTTTTGCGGGAGTGTTGAAGTTGAAGACAGGTACCTGACAAGCACTTACCTCCCGCAAAGAAGGCAGCACCTGCCAGGCCCTTGTCTGTCTTGACTAGATCATGGCCTTGATGAAAGCTGAACCAGTGCTGCCAGAAGTGATTCCGAGAGAAACACCGCAAGCAACAGCAGTACCACCAGCAAGTGCTGTCAAAACAGATTCAAACGCACCATTTGTAGACACACAAATAGCAGTTCCAGCCACACAAGCATTAGTAGAAGGCAGTGACCGTGCAAGACCACGGATGAGCAACCAACCATAATATGCAGCAGTGAACTCTGTGTTCTGGACAACACCCATCAAGGGATTACCAAGAGCAGCAGTAACTGAGAACGAATAACCAGAATTCAAAGAAGCAATAACGCCATAACCTACAGCAGCTGTAGTGTTAGCATTATATGCATAAATGTACTCGTTCCCACCCTCGATCCGTCTTGTGCCAAGAGCAACAGACGGAGTAGCTGTGATCTGAGAGACTGATTCCTCAAAAAGAGTCTGAAGTCCGTAAGCAGCCATTGAAAACCTCCTAAAGTTAGTAGTTCGTTTCGTTCATTAAGCAATAGCGCTAAACCAGCCCTGAAGTCTACAATTTGAACAAGTTAATGCACCAGTCCAATAGATCTTGGCTGTAGAGATATTCTGGTTTGTGGGCTTGATGAACGGCTCGAACCTGAAATCTTCATCTTTGTGAACTATCATAGAGATATAGTTCTCATTCAAGAAATAGAGATCACCAGCAGCAACGTGACTGTCAATAATCATAGGAATACCTTCCCACAGGATGTTCTTGAACCCAGCTTTAGCTGTGTCTGAGTCCTGGAACCTCTGCTGCGGCTGAAGCAGTGAATAAACATTGTCAAACACATTCTGTGTAGTAACTGCTACTGTGGGTCCATCACTGTCAATAGAACAGTCACCAATCATACCACGGATATTACCTACTGTGAGAGCAGTAGTTGTAGAGTCCGCCTGACCTCTCCACCAGCTGTAAGTTGTCTTGCTGATCCCACCATAAGTGCTTCCAGTACCTGCACAAATAGCAGCAAGTCCATAGAAGCTGTTAGCAGTAGTACCATCACCAAACAAGTCTGTCCCAAGTAAATTGGCCAGTGTCCTCTCAGCAGCCTGAACTTTAGCTTTCACAAAGTTCACGATCTGAGACTTACCACTGTTTTTGAGTTCGTCGATTCTGGTCACAGTAATATTCGCATAGTACTGTTTCCAATCAAACTCAGCAGCAGTGATCTGGTCATTGGGCGTAGTATCAAGTGCCTGAGCACCTGAATAACGACCAGCTGCTGTAGTTGTTGCATACAGCAACGGAATTATAATCTTTGTTCCACCATCCATCTTCTCATAGTTCTTCTTGCGCATTCTCTGAAGAAGAGCATTAGAAGCAAAGATGTTGTCGATGAGGCGCGGGACGAAGTACGTTTGTGTGATACTGGACAATTCTCCGTATGAAAGAGCCATTTTATCCTCCTAGTGATGCTAATGCTTTTTGAGCCAAATCACCATAGGTATCTTGAGAAGAATAACCACTCTTTTTCATTGGTTGAGATGTAGAAGCACCTGATGATTGAACAACACCTTCTCTATGAAGTTTCTGTGTCTGTTCTTTCTGTTGCTTCAATGTGTTTAACTTAGTCTGTTGTTGAGACTGGTCAAACATCAAGTCTCTAAATGCTGAGTTCAAGTTCAAAATGTTATTGTCATGAGCATGCTTTAACACTTTGTAAGCAAGTGATCCTGTTCCATCATCAGATTGCCAATCGTACTGTGAGTACTTAGAAGCAAGCTGTGACAACTCATTATCTATTGCCTGTGATGCTTGTTGCTCAGCATATTGATTCTTCCAACTCTTCAGTTCTTCAAGCTCAGATTGAACTTGTTGAAACTGTGGTGGTAACTCACTCTCTTGATTCTGTTGGTCTTTGTTTTGGTTCTGAAGGTTGTTTATGTAGCCCCAAAGTTGCTGTGCAAATCCAGGGTTCGTCTTTAGAGCCTCATCAAGTTGTTCATATCGCTTGTACTCACCTTGGAGTCTAGCAATACGTTCACGTTCTTGATTAACTTGCTCCATTGACGTCTCATAACTGTATCCCTTTTGAGCAAGATTCACAAGGTGCTGTCTATCTTTTGGATAGATCTGTTGACCCTTGAATTGCAATGCCCACTCTTGAGGGTTCCAATTCTGAGATGTATCCTGCTGCTGGCCTTCTTGAGAGTTTTGAGACCCTACATCACCAGTTTGCTCGTTAGAGACTGGCTCTGGAGTATCTAAACCTTGCTCAACTGGCTGAATGTCCATAAGTTTCCTTTACTTGCGGGAGGGTGTATGTTAATAGAGTCTAGCGAAGTTCCAATTTGTCCCTTCGCCAAGTTGCTCTTAGTTTGCTACAAACTCAATCTCACAACCACCAGGGACTCCGCCCTTAGGATCATTAGTAGTCATAACACCAGAGCAGTCCATTTCACCATCACCAGCAAAATCAATCGGTCCTGAACCAGATTTACTTGCTGACGGCTGTGTGTTGAGACTACGGCTACCAACGTCTTGTGCACCATCACCAGCAAAATCGATCCCTCTGTCAGCCATGTGAAACCTCCTACATTATTGGAACTGGTTTTGAGTTCTTACCTGCATTCATAGACACTGGACGAGACGGGGCACGACCCATAGCGCCTTGGTTATCTTGGGCTTCTGGTTTACTGTTTGCTTCTGGGGCACTCGTCTCATTCGAGGGTGGATTCTGGTCTCCCCCTCCACCCTGTATTGCTTGAAGCAAGCCCATCATTGCTTCTTGAACCCCCTGTGCTTTTGCAGGATCCTTCTCTTTCAACGACGCTACAAACACCTGTAAAGTCTTGAGAGCATCGATAACAGGATTCATCTGCTCACCACCAGCAGGAGCATCTGCTGGCTTGTCTTGTGTCTCAGGGATATCCTGAGCTGCTGGCATGTTACGTTCAAAAGGCATTATTGTGCTCCTATCTTTTTAGCAATAGCTTTCTTCATGGCTGAGCCATAACCATAATTACCAGCACCAACTGCTACAGGTTTCTTCTCATCTTTCTTAGGAGCAATCTTGTTCTGTATATCTTTAGGTGTTATCGGATTAGGACTTGATCCCGGCTTCGGTTTCCACATAATGTCTCCTATTGCTGTTGTGGTTGCTGCTGTGCTGCTGCAGCCGCAGCATCTTGAATTCTCTTTAGAACTTTTTCCTTATCAGGCCACTCAAGAGTAGTGAGTAGTTCTTCTGGATCTATCACTTTAGAGTCAAATAACTTGAATGCTATGTTTGACCGTTGTGCCTTAGCAAATGGGAGTGATGTTCCAGAGAGCACTTTAACATCAAACACACCTTTAGATATTCCTTCTACAAGTGCATCCTCTATATATCGATTCTGTGTCTCATCAAACTTGTAACCCTTCTTAGTGTACTTGACTTTGTTCTCTTCTGGTAGATCCTCAACATAGAACTCAAAATACTCTGGCCAAATTTGTTTTCCTGTAATTCTAGCAACTCTAGGAGACGTATAGTATTGCATCATAAGTGCTATCACAAAACGACCTGCTTGTGATAGAGACACTTGCAAGTTACGCTCTTTGAGACGAATTCTAGTCTGTGACGCTTCTTGAATCGTCTCTATAGCACTAGCAGCAGTAACACCTACTGGTTTTCTACCTTGAGTTATCTCTGATGAGCCAGAAGTAGTCTCTGATGCTCTAATCATCATATCATAGAACGATATAATGTATTGAGGGAGAGGAGGAGGAATGTCTCTCTGGACTTCTCCTAGTTTACCTTCGTTGATTTCAAGTATCAAACCAATCTGATTTGTTAACTTGTTGGGATCAACACCAGTTCCCTTCCCTACCTTCCAAATTGGATTACCCATGAAATTCATGTAATCGATAATGATAGAGAGCACTTTGTTGATGATTCGTTGTAGACCCATCAAGTCTTTTACTTCACCTTCTCCCCAGAACTTCCTAGGAAGTAGTGTGTCAACGAATCTAACGAACGGCTTCTTACCATGTCTATAGGGATTCTCTACTGCTTGTAGAAGTAGTTTCTGGTAAGGGAGAACAGTAATCACTTTACCTTTTGGGAATCTCTTCTTGAACTTAACTTCATTCTCTTCTTCATATTCTTCTAGTGAAGTATCTTCTAACCAGCACTCTGCTACTGTTGCAAGTGCTCTATCGTCTGTAGTCTGTGACGGCATTGGATTAGAGGGATTGTTCGTCTTCTTGTCTATTGGTGAGACGATTGTGATATCTGTTGAGATTCCCTTGATTTCTTCTGTAGTTTTTTGTTCTGAGTCAGGTTTGATTCTCTGTGCATGTTGTGGGAACATTATCTTGAGTTCACCAACAGAGCGTTTCGTTAGTTGGATGACCCAAGGGCAATCTTTGTCAAAGTCTCTAGCTTGTGGTGGGATATAGATGTCTCTTGGGTCTATTACATCCCATTTGACATCACCAATACCATCAAGTAGTTCTTTGTCCCATGTGATCTTGACTATACCAGCATCGTAAATCATCGAGTCCATAATAGACTCAATGAGACTGTGATCGATTGAGTTCTTGTCCCACCATGACTCTGTTAATTTAGAGAGTGTATCAGCAAACTCGTAATCTTGAGGCTCTTCTGGTATTACGTTGAAACCAGGGCGTGCATCTGTTAGAATTGGGAGTATTGACTGGATTGTAGAACGAATAATGTTATAGACTGGGCTTGATTTGTATGAAGGCCTTGCAGCATCCCATTGTTTGCCAGTATAGAAGTCCCAACGTTTTTCCCAGTCCTTGACAGTCTCTTCTTTTATTGCTTTACCTTGATCTAGTAGAGTCAAGACAAGTTTTAGTTCCTGTTCATCATCAGATAGAGACTTGTCAGCCTTGTTGATAGAGTCGTCTATAGGTTTTGAGTGTATATCAATTGGCTGAACTGTCATTCTGGTACTCCAGCTGCTTCGAGAGTTTGATAAATTCCTCTAGTTTCTTGCTCAGTAAAATCATATCTAGATTCTTGCGTTTTGACGATTGGTTTTTCGTTCCCAAGTTCGATAAGTTCTGATCCATGAATATCTTTGTATCTTTTGAGCTCATCTTTAACTTGAGAGGAATTCGTGATTTGTTTTCCAACGCCCATATGATAATAGTCTGAGGCTTTGATGATCGCTTGTGGAACGGTGTAGATTCTCTCCATTGTTTGATAGCATTCAGGACAAATCTCTGGGAGACTTGCGTCTTTTGATGCTCTATAGACTTCATAAGTAACTTGACATTTCATGCACTTAAAAGGGTAAATCATGATATTCTCATTCTTGATAAATCCTATAGATAATGTGCTTGAAGTTCAAGCAGTTGCTCTATAGTACGTTTTGGGATTACCAAGTGTCGTTTCTTGTTTGCTTTCTCTTGTTCTCTACAGTCATGACAACCTTTAGTTTGATCTTTGACTGTGACTCTACAAATATCTGGTCTAGTCTCATAGATAGAGCATAGACGGTCTGTTGTTAGATTTGAGCATCCAACAATAGCACAGCAAGATCCGCACTTCTCACAAGTCCACATAGTTAGTCTCTGTTGTGAGAGAACTGGCACTTCTCAATAATAGACTTTAGTTCTTGAAATGCTGTTGTGTTTCTCTCTATAATTTGTATCAACTTATCTTGAAGTCTAGATATTTGCCAAAACAGCACTGCTGCTACTAATCCCATTGCTCCAAATTGGCCAAACTCTTTTACTAGTTCCATTGTGTTCTTCTCCTATGCAAGATGTAAGTCTGCGCGTGAGATCCTCGCGCTAAGTTTCAGTTGTTGTACCAGTCGTTCTCTTTCTTTTTGTAGTCACCGTGTAGTAGATGTTGCAAGTGAGTTTTCTCAGGCTTGAATGGAGCCTTTGCTTTATTCCTCAAGTTAACTGTCATCATTGTCACGTAACGGTTAGCATCCATGAGGTGGTCTTTTACTTGCACAGGGTCTTCTTTGATGTTCTTCTCTAGAGTGTCTTCTTTTTCTTGATAGTGATATGTGCTGTATTCGTCAAGTGTATTAGGGCATTTGGTTGCTATAATGCGATAGACTTTAGTTTTGATTATCTCTTGATGTAGTTGAATTCCAAATGCTACAGAGTTTGCTCCCTTGACTACGCCAGTTGCTGGTAATCCTGCACTCGAGAACAAAGCGATATCATCTGGATGTGCGCTGTCTATAAAGCACTGCTTGAAGTTGTAGACTTGATGTAGTTGTTTGAGAACGTTTGTACGTTCTACAGGATTCAAGAACGAACGATAGAACTCTGCTACTTGAATATCTTGTGTTCCATCCTTCTTGATTGCTCGTATAGTGACAGCAAAAGGGTTAGAGAAACCAATGTCAACACCAGCATAATATTCAAAGAAGTTTGCTGCTGGTTTAGAGTCCTCTATATAGTTGAGTTCGTCTAGTTCTGGGTATACAAGTCCAGCCATTCGTTGGAACGTGCCGCCATAGCGCATTTCGAATACTCTTGGGTCAAGTATTCGTTTCTGGTTATCGTATTCTTCTTTAGGGAAATAGGGATTGTCACAAGACCTGAACTGTATGATCTCTATGTCGTCTCTTGTCTTTTGTAACCAGGGTAGATAGATCTCTTTGTAGAGCCAGTTGAGAGCATAGGGAGTTGTTGTGATAAATATAGGGCATTGTGAGAATGATGATCGAGCAAACAAGTTAATCCAAGCATTGTAACGTATTTTACCAGCCTCGTCGATCCAGATCCCTCTTACGTTTGTTGCTCCTTCAACAGAGTCATTATCTGTCATTGAGGCGAACCAGAGTGTGCCTCCCCCATTTAGAGTGAATCTGTTAAGGTTTTTGTCAAGAGTACCGCAGCCTTTTAGTAGTGAGAGTGCCCAAGGGATTGTGGATTTCTCCATGAGCTTGTAGTTGGGACCAGCAATGATGAAAGTGTTTTTTGGTTGATCGAACTCAGCTATTTTGCGAGCCATCCAGAGACCGCCGATTCTTGTTTTGCCGCCTTGGATGCCAGAGATGAGTGCTGTGATTCGTTTTGTAGAGTAGAGTGCTCGTTCTTGATATTCGTGGAGAGTGATATCAAGAAGATCGTCTGTGTCAATTAGTGTTGGTAGAGACATCTGGTGTAATTTCCTCTACTGCTGTTTTAGTTCTAATGACTAGACGTTTTGGGAGCCCTGTAATTTGATGCTTATCTGTGTATAACGCGAGTGTCTTCCCAAGTAGCTCGAGTGCACGAAGCCTATCTGATGATTTTTGGGCTTCTTGATGTTCCTTATATAAGCCCCTGATTACGTAATCCCTTGTAACAATTGCTTTCTCTGCTGATTTCTGCATGAGAAAGTTGTATCTGGCTTGAACGTCATGAGTGTTTAAGAGTTTGTATATCCAAGCTGATTTGTAGCCTAAGCTGTCTGCTATTTGAGCATAAGATTGGCTTGGGTTTTTAATTATGTGTTGAATTGCTTTTTCGTAGAGCTCGTTGACAAGAGGGAGTGAGCCTTTAGCAGGGTCTACAAGAAAAGACATTTTGGCTGAGGGACCTTTTCTTGCTGGCCAAGCCATTATAAGTCACTTTCTAATGTTTCAAAGAGCTCTTGTTCGCGTTTGTTAGTTAGATGAATTACTTGGTTGTTTTCTTGTTTCTTTTTTGAGACTACTTTTGTTTCGATTTCGTGAGAAGTTAATTTGACTAGAAATAAAAGAAACATTGTGACGATACAACCTAGTGAGACTCCCAGGCAGAAAAAAATTGGTAGGACGATATCCATAATATGGCTCCTTTTTGCGGGATGATATTAGTTAGATGATAAAAACTGTAGAAAGGCAGTAGGTTGTGAGACGTTCGATATAGGTCTAGAATTCACAGTAGTTGTGAGCCTATAGTTACTAAGGTTTTTTTGTTGCTGTGTGATCTAGGTACCCTCGTGTCATTCAAGAGGAGGAATAGATGGAGAGCATTGCCTATTTGGTTAGTGAATTTATTCGATGGTTGAAAGAAAGGAGAGCTGTATGACAAAGAAGTTCGAACAGAAGAACAAGATTGATGAGGAGCGAAAGAAGATTGAGTTTCAACATGCCATGAAACGACTTGTTTTGTTGATAGGTCCTGAGCTGTTCAAGGATTTTCAAGAGCATCCTACTGAGAATCACTTGTTCTACACTTGGTTGGTCTTGAAAGGTGGGATGTCGAAATATTTGTGACTTATGGTTCTGTATGGTACGGTCGGGTCCGGTTGTGTAAGGTATGGTTATGTTGGGTTTGGTTTGGTAAGACATGGGGAGTTCAACTCCCCATTTTATTTATTACATTGTTTAAAAAATAGGATATATTTTAACACTCTATAACACAGATGTGATTTGATATACAATATTTTTAAGATTGAGATAACGCGACTAGCTAGCAAGCTAGCTAGCATAACATCAGCCTGTCATGAAATTGAAAACAAGATATAAGCGCGTCAAGCAAGCTAGCTAGCAAGCATGCTTGCCTTAACTCTTTCTTTCTTTCTTTCTTTCTTTCTTTCTTTCAGAGAGTAATAGTTAGTTAATAGAAGTTTAAGCGCAAAAAAGTCTTCAACAAAAGGACACAAAATGTCATCTACAAATCAAAGTTTAAAATCATTTATTAAGAGCAAAAACACAAATGAAGTCTATGAATTAAAATCGAAATTTATAGATTTAATTGAAAGTAGATTTAAAGATTTCCCTTTAAAAATTCTACCTGTCGACTTAATGCCATTAGATGAAGATTTGGTTGAAAGAGGAGTAACTATAGAAAAGATAACTATTGCACTTGATAATTGTTTAGCTGACAAAAAATTTGTAGACATCAATAAGTTCTTAAAAGAAATGTCTTATTTTTACTACAATAGAAAAGAAGATGATTTTGTAGAAAAACTGTTACTTAAACTTAAGAGACATAATGAACCAAATGCTGAGATGTTGACTTTAGAAGAGATGAGATATATGGTTAATCTCCCTCCCCAACCAATGCAAACTCCAAAACCTTTAGAACCATTCGAATTACAAAGATGGCTTAATGAGAGAGAAAGGTTGCTTCCTATGTATGAGTGTAGAGAACAGATTTTAGACATGAAAGAGAAACTTAGACTAAAAAAACTAAAGGAGGGTACCAGATGACTGAAGAAACAAAAATTGGTCAGGAAGAGTTTTCTACAGTAGAAGTTTGTGCTCCTTACACCTTAAATGTGAGTGTCAGGGGAACATCAGACTTATTGTTCCATAAATATTCTATTGAAGAGTCTATTGAGGGAGACAACAAAAGAAAAGGGTCTAAAAAATATCCTGAACCTGACACTTACCTTTATAAAGACGAACAAAACAGAATTTGCATTCCTTCAGAGCATTTTAGAATGTCTGTTGTTTATGCTGCTAAGTTTAGAAAAGATCCAAGGTCTCCCAAAAAGTCTATGTTAGATTTAATGAAAGCAGGTGTTTTTTGTGAAGAAGATCTAATTCCCTTAGGAAAATCTACTCCTGATTATTATCATAGGGCGAGAGTAAAAATTGGTTCAGCTGCTATTGTTAGAGTAAGGCCTGCTTTGCTTAAAGGGTGGGAGTGCAAACTTTCTTTCACGATCATTCTACCTGAATATATTTCACAAGAATTTTTTCATGAAGTTCTTATTGATGCAGGTAGATTGTGTGGTGTAGGAGACTTTAGGCCTACTTATGGTAGATTTCAAGTAACAAAAATAGAAGTTAGATAATGTCTATGGTGCGGCAAGATAAGGTATGGCGTGGCAAGGTATGACAAGGTATGTTGAGGTGCGGAGTTGAGAGGGGGAGAGCTTTCTCCCCCTATTTTTCAAAGGAGGTTTGATATGCAGTTCATTTTTGATTTAGGAAGTAATCATGGGAACAACATTGAAATTTTAAAAGACACAGCAAAATTCTTAAGTTCTTTTAACAATGTCTCATTAAAACTTCAGTTATTCCCAAAAGACAACTCAAAGAACATTTATCTAGACAGGAATTTGTTTAGAACATTTGTTCACTATTGCAAAGAAGAATATCCTCAACTACCAGTATTTGCAAGTGTATGGGATAAAGAAGGATATGAATTGTTGCAAGACCTTTCTATTCCTCAAGTGAAGTTTGCTTGGAGCCAAAGAAACAATCACTTGATAGAGACTGCATGTAATGATTTTGAGCAGGTGTTTGTAAGTTATGACTTTTTAGACGATATTCACTCGGGTGTTATTCCTCTTCTTTGTGATCATCAATATCCTGTCTTATACAAAATTGATTTTTGTCCAGAAATGTTTGTTAGATTCCAGGGATTTAGCGACCATAGCTTAGGAGTCTCACAATCATTAAATGTCTTGAAGATACAGGGAGTCAAGTTTCTAGAGAAACACATACATGGAGATGAATTTGTAGACTGTCCAGATAGAATGTTCTCAATAGGAAAAGAAGATATTTCAAAACTCTTGTAGGATTAAGTGTGGTACGGTGGTGTTAGGTACGTTCTTGTTGGGTTAGGTACGTTCTTGTTGGGTTAGGTACGTTTTGGTTAGGTAAGGCAAAAAGTGGGAGGGATTTAGTTCCTCCCACTTTTTTTGATAAACTTGTCAAAAATGTGTATAGATTTACAGAGTTTGGCTATTAGGTACAAAACTTTAAGGTACAATAAATGAAACAAGAAGAAATGCTAGAAGTACTTGAGTTTTTTAAGAAAAACATTTTCGACTATTATCGTAATCGTGAAGGAAATGTTAAAAGTCTTAAAGACAAAAGTGAGTGTGATATTACTAAACTTAACAAAGTGCCTTATTATGCTAAAATTTCAGATAAAGCATTTAATGCAAATCCATTAGCTGCAATTAGATGTAGTCTTGTAACATTAAGTTGTTTACTTTCACAAGATGAAGTTGAGTGCATAGATGGCTTTGTGATATCAAATGACATAGTCACTACTAATGGGTACACCAAAAAAGAAATTGAGTTCTAATGAAAATAGCAATAGTTGGAAGCAATGGGTCGATCGGCAGGCGATACTGTGCTTGTCTTGATTTTCTAGGTTATGATGTTGTCAAAATAGACTTGCCTAGACCGTCTGTCATGCCATCATTTGACAGAGCCATTATAGCAACACCTACAAATTCTCATTATGAGAATCTACGTGAATTTTTGACTTACAAAATTCCTGTCTTGATAGAGAAACCAGTCTCAAAATCGTTGAGAGAGATTTCTCTGTTGATCTCATTAGACAAAATGAACTTTAGTAGAGTTGTTTGTAACTGGAAATTTGTTCCAGGGATGAGAGAACACTCTAATTTGATAACCTATAACAATTACTACACAGGTCAAGACGGCACTATGTGGGATATGTGCCAAATAGTGTATTTGAGTAATGGCTCTTGCAAGATAGAGACTACAAGTCCTGTGTTCAAATGCACAGTAAACAAGTTAAATGTCACTCTACTAGATATCGAGAGAAGTTACATTTTTATGTTAGACACTTGGATGACGAATGCTGACAAGTTATGGACACTGCATGAAGGTTACGAAATGACCTCTCTAGTCCTTGAAAAGCATACAGCCCCAGGTTACTAAGGTAAAAACACTACACCCCGTCTCGTGGGACTCGTAGATATGCCAGAATTAAACGTAAACCTGTTCGACCTAGATAACGATTACAAGTTGATGTTCTCCTCCTACAATTTGATTCTCTACAAGACATCTACCAAAGAGCCAGATCCCATTGGTTACTTGAACACAGGTATTGGTGTGATCAAATTTCTTAGAACTAAAGGTGTTGAACTTTCTCAAGAAGCTAAAGAGAAACTGTTGAGACTCAAAACTTCTTTCAAAGATGGGTTATTACATGTCGACAAAAATTCTTATTCAAGCGAGAAGTAGTAGCACAAGACTCCCTGGTAAAATATTCAAACAACTAGACATCGGACTATCTGTTCTTGAAACTGTCTACTACAAGTGCAGCTCACTTAGAGACTCTATAGTGATAATTCCTTTTGGTGATGAAGAGACTCACACATATTGTGTTCAAAGAAACTTACCATATTTTGAGGGAGACTTGAAAGATTTAGTAGATCGACATTATCAAGCAGCTAAAACATATTTAGCTTCAAATGTCGTCAGGATCACAAGTGACTGCCCAATGTTCTCTGAAGCAGCTTTGATGTACATGCTCTACTGTCATGAGAAAAATGAACTTGACTTTACTACTAATTTTACAACTTGTGCTGACGGTCATGACATTGACATCTACTCTATGAAACTGTTGACATACTTGCACAAGAACTCAAAAGAGAGAGAACACGTAAGTCTTGACTTGAAGTTAGACATAGAGAAAACTTGCTCTGAGTGGAAAACTCTAGTCTACAAAGAGTTTTATGACAAATCTTGGTTCCCTAAAATTTCAATAGATACACAAGAGGATTTTGACAGAGTAAATCAACTTCTAAATCAAAGGGTTGTACATGTTGTACCAAAAGCTACAGGAAAACTCAATTAGTCAGGGTTGTACCACTTTTAGCAAGAGACCAGACCAGTATGTTTTTAATCACCCTACTCATATTTTAGACAGCCATGGACCAAAAATCTTGGGAAGTGATAATAATTGGTATGTTGATATGGTTTGTGGCTTGGGTTCTAATCTTACTGAGATTAAGAACAATTTCTGTAAAGCTTCTATATATGAACCTCTACTTGCTGAAGCTATTAAGAAGAAAATTAGATTCATCCAAAAAGTAAAGTTTTTGAAGACAGGAAGTGCTGCTTGTGAAGCTGCTGTTCGATTTGCTCGAGCATATACTGGTAAGAAAGTAGTGTTGGGAACAGGATATCATGGTTGTTGCAACTGGTCAATAGCAGCAGAGAAACCAGGGTTGGGAACTGTAGATGAAGGTTATGTTAAGTTCGATAAACTTGAAGATTTGATGTTATTTATCAAGAGAAGTCATGAGTTGCAAAATGCTTCTACTCTTGATATTGCTGCTGTTATTGTAGAACCAGTTCAACTTGATATTAGTGAGAGTAGACAGAAGCAACTAATAGAATTGAGAAAGATTTGTACAAGTTATGGTATTGTATTGATATTTGACGAGATAATCACTGGATGGAGAGTTCCTTACTTTTGTATTTCTCAATGGTGGGGGATCAAACCTGACTTGATTTGCTTTGGTAAAGCATTAGGCAATGGTTATCCCATTGCTGTTCTTGCAGGTCCTAGTAAAATTCTAGACATGGATGGTGTGTTTATTTCTAACACACATAATGGTGAGCAGTCTGCTTTACAGGAAGCACTCAAGACAATACAACTTGTGACTAGATACGATTTAGATAGATTTTGGAACAGAGCAGGAATGTTTAAGAAGCAAGTGAATAAACTGCTTCCTGCTGATAAGTTACAACTTGTAGGTTATAACACTAGAGGTGAATGGGTCGGCGATGAAGAGTACAAAACTGTATTTTTTGAGAGAATGGCTTTCTACAAAGTGATTTTAGGTAAAGCATGGTTTGTGACTACTTCTCACACAGTTAGAGTCTATAGGGACGTTCTTGTTGCTGTTCAAAAGAGTCTAGAAGATATCTCAAGAGGTGCAGTACGTAAAGGGTATATTTGCACTCCAATATTTAGGAGAAACTAATGTCTAAAAGAAATTATTCTCATGAGGATTCTGGTCATAAGGCCCCATGGAATTCTAGAAAGTATTGTCCTGTTGATTTAGAAATCAAAGACAGAAATGTAAATTGCGGGAAGTCTCTTCTTGAGGATGGGATTTTCTGTGAGTTCTGTCCAGAATTTATAGAGAAAAAACAAATAACATTTAGAGGATTCAAGTATGCAAGAGCAGGATCCGGAACTAAAGAACCTTGCACAGAGCCTCATGACCTTTGCAGAGACAATAGATTTAGAGCACAACCGACGAGTCAAGCTTTTTCACACCATACATAATCCTATGAAGAACAAATTGCTGTTCATTCTAGATAACACGAGATGGCAAGAAAAACAATCTATGCAGGCTGCGTACTTCAAGTCAGAGAAAGCTTATAGAAAAGAACGACATTTTGAGTATGTTGACAATAATGGAAAACGACGATCATTTGACAATGGATATAGACAATGGTTACGTAGTAAGGAGGAAGAACTTGCGCATTTTAATAACAGGAGCGACTGGCAGTTTGGGGAAACAACTTGTCAAGAAGCTGCACTTAACTCAAGAGAGAGTAGTAGCGTTTTCCAGAGACGAATTGAAACAATCAGAGATGGAGAAAGTTTTTCCAGAGGGTGGTGAAAAAGGATTACGTTATTTTATTGGTGATGTTAGAGATTTTGAGAGACTCAAGAAAGCTTTCTCTGGTATTGAATTTGTAATTCATGCTGCTGCTATGAAGAGAATTGAATCTTGTGAGTATAATCCAGTAGAAGCACTCAAAACAAATGTGCTTGGCTCTTTGAATGTGATCAATGCAGCAATAGAGACTGGTGTCAAGAAAGTTATTCTTGTTTCTACAGATAAAGCACCAAATGCAAGTACTCTCTATGGAGCTAGTAAGTTGATGGCAGAGAGACTTTTTGTTAGTTCCAATAATCTAGGTTCAACTAGATTCTCTGTTGTTAGATATGGGAACGTTACTGGTTCTAGAGGCTCTGTATTTGATTTATGGCAAGAACAAAAAGCTGCTGGTAAACCATTAACAGTCACAGACAAGAGAATGACTAGATTCTTCTGGACTCTAGAAGAAGCTTCACAGTTTGTATTGAGACGCTTGAACGATATGCAGGGTGGTGAAATTTTCCTACCTAAAATGACAGGGTATTCTGTTAGAGAAATGGCAGAGAAAATATCTACAAATATAGTTGAGACTGGTTTACGAGGAATAGAAAAACTACATGAGACTCTGTTGACAGATGAAGAAGCAAGATGTACATATGATTGTGACGAGTATTACACTATTATGCCAGAGCATCACGAATGGTCAAAGAACTTGACTGCTATTGGTAAGCCAGTCACTAAAGATTTCAAATATACATCACAAGTAAATGTTCATTCAGATCTCTGTTTGCATAATGAGGGTATTGAGTCATGAACATATTGTATTTAGGAAACACAAATGAAATACCAGAATGGTTGGGAGAAAATAGTTACTCTGTTTTCAAAACACAAGAGAAAATTGATGCTAAGTTTGCTTCTAATTTTGATTGGATTGTCTCCTATGGTTATAGACATATTCTTAAGAAAGAAGTAATAGACGCTGTTAATCGTAAAGCAATCAACTTGCACATTTCTTATTTACCATGGAATAGAGGTGCCGACCCAAACTTTTGGTCGCATTATGAGAACACACCTTCTGGTGTAACTATACACTTTATAGATGAGGGATTAGACACTGGTCCTATTATTGCTCAAAAGCTAGTTAAGTTCAATGTACAAGGGTATGCTAAAACTTATAATCAACTTCAAGAAGAGATTCAAGACTTGTTTTATAAAACATGGAGGGATCTTGTGAATTGTAAATTACCACCAGAGAGATGTGGCTGGAATCCTGCTGAGGGAAAAGTAGAGATGACAAAGCAAGATATAGAGAAGGGTAATTACCATGCATTGAAAGACAGACCGTGTGACACTTTGTGGGTATATGAAGACGTTACACCAGATCACTATAGTGATTTGTATTCTCTGTTGATGGAGAGAGATCCTAAGATTTCTATTTCACACAGGAACATGCCATCATACAAGCAGCACTGTGAGTTTTGGGACAGTAAACCCTACAAGTTTGTTAAAATTATAGATGGTGCACCAGGGTTTATGGGATATGTCTACATTACACACAGATATGAAGTTGGAATTCACATTAAGAGAGAATTTCAAAAGAAAGGAATTGGAACTAGTATTCTAAAGAAGTTGATAAGAGACTTTGATTCTCTTCTAATTAATATAGCACCAGATAATGAAGTTGCTTTGAAGTTAGCTAAGAAGATGGGTTTTGAGTTGATTCAAGAGACTTATCATATCTCTCACGGAAAGATTTAGAGTTTTTAGAGATCCACTCTATTATTTCTTCTTGAGTAGTGCAAGTTTTCTTTATTTCTTCTATTTGTGCTCTGTTGTACTTTTTTAATTCGCTTGATACATCAATAGGTTCCATTTGCTTTGTGTCCCGTCATAAATCAAGAGAGACAAAGAATTAGTAGACATGACTCTGTCAGAACCACATAAAATGTTGCCTGTGCTGTTCTTGATTGTGATGTTACCTGAAGTTGATTTCTTGTATAGCATTAGGATGTGACCGTCAACTGCTCCTACTATAGTACTTAAGTCATCAGCAAGTCCTGCTTCTCCATTTACTTCTACTAGAGAATGAACTGGTGTAATAGAACCAGCTGCTATTGTTAATGCTTCATAGTCAAAATTGAGAACTTGAGCAATAAAGTTAGAAGTAGTTACAGCTCCTAGAATTTTTGTGAGCCCAAATACTTCAAGTAATCCAGTTGTCACAGAAGTCCCTGCTGTTATTGAAGCACTTGAATCTACATTGTTAGTTGCTACAACTGCTACTTTTAAATCTTTTGTAGAGTCTGAGATTCCATCTATTACATTTGAGAAGTTAGTATTTACTTCTGTAGCATCAAGATAGGTACTGGCAACAAATGTGTGCTCAACACTTGGATATGTCATCGTTTCCTCTAGTTAGTAGAAAATGATAGTAAATTCCAACTTGTTCCAATTAGAGCTAAAACAACAGTAGAAGCATCTGTTAATTCTCTATCAGAAGCACAGTTAATATTTCCAGTACCATTTTTAATTGTCAAGATTTTAGAAGTAGAAGCAACTATTTTCTTTAGAGTTAGAACAGCACCAGAAGAGAAATTAGTAGTAGCAATAGTAGCAAGTTCGTCTGTGTACTCTATTTGATATGGGTAGTCACTTGTAATTGTAATAGCAGTTTTGTCGTTTACTACGTCAACACCAATAGATTTACCGCAGTTTGTTCTCCAATTAGTACCAGTTCTCCAGAGAACAGTAAATATATGGTCACTTGTGATCGTAAACTTTTGAGTTGTAGAGTTATAGACACAAGCATAGAGATTAGTCCCAACAGCGTTTAGTTGAGTTTCAATCTCTGTTGCTAATGCTGTTGGAATATAAGTACCAGCTGAGACATAGACAGTAATCTCTGCTATATCTTCAATAAAGTCAATAGCATCATTGATACCAGCCAGAATATCAATACCAGCAGCAAATAGAGCATACTGGTAGATTTGTGAATCTATCTCTATACAGCTTGATGACGGGGTAATGGTTGAACTAGTATCTATTTTGATGCTTTGCTTCTCCGTAAAACCAAAAACTGGTGTAGTTAGTTCTGGTGCTTCTAGTATAGTCAAGACAGCAGCACCTGATGACAAAGATGTTGTTGCTTCAAGTGAGTTTGTTAGAAGAGAGTTACTAACTAGAAGAGATGTTGAGACAAGATTTGCTACATACAAGTCCTTAGTTCCGTCTGACTCAGCATTTATTACGTCTGTGAAGTTTTCATCTATTTTGACACCGTTTATGAGAGTGCCATTTTGTAGAGTGTTGGTGACACTAGGTTTCATTTAAGTCCTCTAAGCATTTGATTGGAACTGGAGTTCATACCATATACCTGAAATGTATTGTAGTATGATTTTGTCAGATACATGGTCAAGAGTCCTAGTTGCAGCACCAAGAACAAGTAGAGCACCTGAACTAATAGTGATGGACGGTGAGACAGTAGACTTCGAAAGAATAAGTAGAGAACCGTCAACAAAATTACTACCGTCGACAGTAATGAGAGTGCTTCCTGTAAGTAGTGCATATGAGTTTGTTGGTGTTATTGAGTTATCAACTATAGTAATGTTTTCTGATGTCAAGTTTATAGTTTCTAATAGTGCTGTGCTGTTAGTTGAAATGCTTGAAAAAGTAGATGTTGTTCCAACAGTGAAAGTAGCAGCAACAATAGAAGTATTTGTAATTGAAACAGCACCAGAGACTGTCATTGTAGCACAATCTACTTTGTAGACATTTAGAGACTTAGTTCCATCTGAGAGAGAGTTTACAAGTGCTGCAAAGTTAGAGTTCATATTAGCAGCAAGAACTGTGTTAGCACTTGTAAATGTACAGGGAACTGTAACGTAACTCATTACTTAGCTCCATACTGTTGTAAAAAAGTTCTTAGAGAATCTACAACTTCAGGTTGTGTTGCAACTTGTTTTGCTGCATTGGGCATTTTGTTTGCTGCACTCAAAGTAGCAGAACCACCTCTACCAGATGCTATTTTCTTTCCTACTACAGTTCCTGCTGTTCCAAGCATGCTAATAGGAGAAGAAACTCCTCTATGAGCAAGTCCTGAAAACATACCAGCACCTATTATAGCATCTGTAAGTCCTAACTTGTTCCAGTTAGACATTCTCTTCTGTGCTTCTATTGTTGCTGTTCTAACGTTTATCAAATCATGAATAGCAGCATTATTTGATTTTATAACTGGTATTTCTTTACCTAACTCATTAGCTATTTTTAAGTATGAAATCTCACCTACTTGATCAAGAATAGGATCTGAGTTTATAGCATACTTGCCTTTAGAGAAAATATCCATTCCCTCTTTTATAGTAGATTTGATTTCAGGTAGTTTAGATATTGGTTGTTTTCCACCCAAACCTCTTAAATCAAGAGCAGTATAGATCTCACTTGCTATTTTTGCTGCTTTACCCTCATTCATGAAAACACCAATCTGTTTTCCTTTTTGAAACTCATCCATTAAATCTAAAAACACATCATCTACATCTACAGTTTTATTAGGGTTTTTTGTAGAATAAGCAGATAAAGCTTTTTCATTCTCATTAACAAGTTTGTTAATTTTTGCTTGAGAATTCTTTGCAATACCCATTACACCACCAACTGGTGCTTGTAGTTCATGTTTAGCAATATCACCAACTATTTTGTTTACACCCTTATTGACATCTTTTCCTGCCAAAAGAGCTGTCTTGTCTTTTATCTTTAGTGACGACTTTAGAATATTTTTACCAGCTTCTTTTGCTCCTTTACCAACAGCTGTTCCAACGCTGTTACCAAGTCCACCAAGTCCTGTTTCTATTAATGCATCAATTACTTGTTTTGGTTCTACTTTACCAGTTTCTACAGATTTAGTTACTTGTCTAGCAGCAGCAACAGGAGCTTGTGTTGCTGCTCCCATTGCAGCGTTTTTACCAATTGCTTTCATGATTGGTTGTTTTAGAGCACCAGCACCACCAGAAGCAAGTGTAGACAATAAAGTAAAAGGATCTCTAAGTAAATTAGAAGTGAATTTTCCTACTTTATTAGTTTCTGGTTTTGCTTCTTCTCTACTAAAAGCTTGTTTGAATGTCTCTTTTTTGTCAAACAAAGCAGGTATTGAAGCTACTGCTCTACCAGGGATTCCAATAACATCTAAACCACCTAATGCTGATTGTGCTAATGGTTTTGAAATAGTTTTAGCAGTTCCTACAACATCTTTACCCTTTAAGCTTTCCATCATCCCAACTTGGCCAGTTCCTGCAAACTTTGTTGCTTTAGGAAACAACATAGTCTCTGTTTCAGGACTTGTCCCAAATAACCCTCTACCCTTTTTTAGTTCAATCTCAGGATGTGAAGCAAGAAAAGAATTTATTTCTTCTTGTGAAGCACCTGCTGCTAAAGCAGCATCTATGTCAAAAATAGCCATTTTTACCTCACAAACTTGTTCAAATCAACTGGTTTAACACCATCCTGCTTAGGTTTTGTAAACACAGGAACTGGCTCTGCTCTAATATGTTTAACAACTAGATCTGGATTGATTCCAACTTCTTGTGCTATTTCTCTGTATGATTTTTCTCTCTCTTGCTGTTGAGTCAACATAGCACCATATTGACTAGACATAGCACTTGAGATCTCATTTCTACCTTTTTCATCTAACTGTCCACCACCAACAACTTTGTTATATAGAGAAAGAACATAACTAGGCACACCACCAGCTTGCTGTGCAGTAGCATATTCACCTTCTCTAACAGTAGAACGAGGATCAAGTGACTTCATATATGTGAATATGAGTGCCATATCAGAAGCACCTGTAGGAACATAATCGTTGTTCTTGATAATAGACTCATATCGCTTTACTTGATCTCTAACTTGCTTATAGTCATCAGACTCTTTTGAGTATTCTTTTCTCAAATCCATTGCATTAGAAGCTAATTTGTTTTTGTCATCTCTAGTTTGCTTGTCATATTCTTTTTGCTGTTTTTGTGAGTTAGCAGCATTAGCTTGCTGTGTTTTGAAGTACTCTTCTGGTTTATTCTTCAACAAATGCTCATCAAAAACAGCTTGCCTACCTTTGTCTGTAAGAGGAGTAGGAGCAAGATTGCTTTGAAGTCTTTTCTCCTCTTCAGATGCAGCTCTTTCTTTTGCTAACTTAGTTTTAAGTTGCTCAAGATTTAGACCAGTAATTTCATCTTGTTGTGCTCTAGTTTTCTCTTCAATAGCTTTTCGTTTTAACTCATTTTCTTTATCTTGCATAGAACTAAACTGGTCGTTCATCCTGTTCATGACACCAACAGTCTGGTTGGGCCCACGTTCTTTGTTGGTAGCACCCTCTACACCAGCAATGACAGAAAGCAGGATGTTGCCTAACATCTGAGGATTAGCTGTTATTTTCTTTAAGTCCATGTTTACTCCTTAACCGTAAATTCTGCTTCTGTACATATTTGACGCATAAGGGTCTACTTGAGGAGACTGTGTTTGAATTCTAGGCTTGTAACTATAGTCGTTCGAAATCACTCTATCTACTGGTGCTTGAGCTTGTGGTGCCATATTAGAACCATACGCACCAATTATGTTACCAGCACCTTGTCCTAATGCTCCAACTGTATTTGCAAATGTGTTATTAGGTTCTTTAACAGCTCTCTGTTGAATTGGCTTGTCTAACCAGCCTAAACCTTCAACTTTTTTAGAAGTAAGTGCTTTAGCAATAGCACCTCTTCTCTGTTGCAACTCCATTTCAGCTTTTGCGTCGTCTTCTGATTTTTTTAGTTCTTTCCTATATTTATTTGTTTGGGCATTAGAAGCAATAGCACTACCACCTGCTGCAAGAGCAGATATAATTGCACCAAGTAGAACAGCAGCACCAGCAGCCATAATTATCTCCTATTCAAAGAATTTATTGAATTCTGACATTATTGCACTTAGATCTGAGTCGAATTTAGCATCTTTTGGATCAAGTTTTGTTATAGAAGCATTTCTCTGTGCAATATTTGCATCTCTAAGAGCTGTATAATTTTCATATGATCTACCAGATGTACCAGTTCTATATGCAGCTTTCTCAAAATCAGACATGTTTGCTTCTTCTTTCAAAACTCTATTTTTGAATTCAACATCAGTTTCGTCTCTTTCGCTTCGCAAACCCTTGTCTACTTTACCTCTAGTCATTGACAAACCCTTTTGATATGCAGAGTCCATCATCTGTGTTTGCATCTTGTTTGTGTCATCTATCTGGTCTGCTAAATTCATTCTACCTGTTGCAAAATCATTTTCCATTGCGTTCATAGCAGTAGAAAACTTCTGTTGTGACAGTCTCTCACCAGTCTGATATGCCTGATTGTTTGCTGTCTGTGCTGCAGCAAATGCTCTTTCTCTATCAGCCTCGCTATATCCCTCTTTAGTAGCCCAAGCGTCAAACTCTTGCTTTGACTTAAACTGAGCAGCATTCATTGCAAGCTCTTTATCAGCTTGATTTATCTTACCTTGTTCTAAAGCAGCAGTAAGTTGTCTATCTAATTGGTCACTACTTGCTTTAAACTGCTCAGCACCAACTCTCTCCTGCTGCTGGAACTGTCTAGTAACAGACTTCTCACTAGCATCCCAAGCCCTCGCTATCTCATCTTCTGTGAAGCCTTCTTTAAGTGCGTATGCGTCGAACTCTTGTTTAGAAGTAAACTGTGAAGCATTTAGAGCAAGTTCTTTCTCTTGCATTGTGATCTTACCCTGCTCTAAATCTCTAGTCAAACTTCTATCAAGCTCAGCCTGTTGAGACTGGAATGTTCTCTGTTTCTCTGTCTCTGCTTGTGCTTCTTTTGCTGCTGCTTCTGCTACATCTATTTGTCCCATCCGTCCTGCTTGAGTCCTAGCAGCTTCAGCCTGTGCCTTCATGAGTGCTTTCTCACCAAAACCAGTTCCAGCACCAAGTCCCTTAGATGCAAGAGCCTGTTTTAGTTGTTCTTCACTCATCTGTTGATTTCTAGCTTCTTCACCTTGAATTCGTTCTCTAAGCAAATCATACTGTGTTTTTCCAGTAGACTTGTTTTGTGAGAACTCATCAGGTAGTGCAGCACCAGAAGAGCTCTGTCCTGATAGTTGCTGTAGTTGAGCGTTTTCCTGAGTTTGAGCAGCAAGTTGTTCAGGAGTTGCACCAGCCTGAGCACCTTGCAACGCTTTCCACTCTCGAGTCCCTGGAAGGATGACGGGAGGCCCTACTTGCTGTTGCCTAGGTGTAAAGGTGGTATGAGCAGGACCCGCCGCTCCAGTGGCCACTTGAGTGAATGGTGTCACGGTTGACTCCGCTTTTCCTGTTGGTGCATTAATTGTTGTCTGTTTGCTTAAAACACTTGTGTCTAGATTCCCACCAAACTGAGTATGTGCTGGTGCACTACTTGGCATAGTCACAGGAGGTGTTGTTCCTGTTAAAGGATTCTTTTGTGCTTCATCAAGAA